TAACGTTGAGTATGCTAGGCCGGTTGAATTGGGCAGTGAAGACCCTGCATATAATCGAGCACCGAAGCCATACTTGCGACCTGCACTTCATAAAAACGAAAAGAAGATATTAGAATTGTTTAAGAAGATAATATTTATAAAAGATGATAGATTAAGAGAGATACACGACGATTTAAGTAATAAAATAACAGAAATGATGACAAGTGGTGAATTAAAAGGTTCTTATACTATAAAAGAAGCAACAAAAGCATTTGAGGATGGGATTTATTTTGGTTGGGAAGTTACGGATCACGAAGATAAATGGAAGATTGATGAATTGGATAATTTTGAAATTACTATCAAAAAATCGGGCAAATACTATTGTGCAGAATGTAAACAATTCTTTACCGAAAATGTAATTGCTTCACTTATGGTTTGTGGAAAAACAGTTGAAGGAACCTTAGCGAAATTTCTTAAAGAACTAAAAGCACAAAGGAAAACATTGTGTGTTCGAGGTAAGGCAATAGAGGGCAAAGTAGCGAAAGCTATTTATATAGAGGTGAAGTAAAATGTTTAATGTAGAAATTAAATATTATGGAAAACCAATGAAATATGATAAGAAAGATGGGAAAGTGACTACATATAAAAAAGAATATAAAGTAACTGATGATGATGATTATATTAAAGCAATGCGAAAAGAATTAACGGAAATAAACAAAAAATATGAGGGATTATATTCCATAAAGTTTTATCTGGATGAGATAACAGAATCTCAAATATAGGGGGTTATTATGGCGACACTTATAGGAAATGTTGCAGAATGTAAAAAAAGAATAAAGAAATTGTTAAAAAAGATAAATGAAGGAAAGTATGAAATAAATAATACTGTGGAGAAAATTGGGATAGAAGAAACTGAACCAATTAAATGTGAAGATGGTTCATTATGCCGCAATTATAAAAGAAGTTATCGTGATACTTTTACTATAAATTATATAGATGAAGAAGCAAAAGAAAGTAATATATAAGGAGTCTATATGCAAGTATTATTTCAGGGAATCTGGAACAAATTTAATGGCAATGCAGCACTCAAGGCGGCAGTAACGGGAATGTATCTAACCGAAGCACCGCAAACAGCCGTAATGCCATATATCGTATATCACTTAATTAGCAATGTAGCAGATTGGACATATACAGAAGATATGGAAAATTCTTTAATTCAATTTTCAATTTATGATAATAATAGTTCATCAGTAAATATATTGAGTATATTTGAAAAGCTAAAAACTTGTTATGACTGGGTTGTCCTTACTGTAACTGGATATTCATCAATATATGTTAAAAGAGAATTTAATATTTTAACACGAGAAAACTCGATTTGGAAAATGGACGTCCAATTTAGGACGGAAATTCAGAGATAAGTAAAAAATAAATAAAGAAAGGAAGTGATTTAAAATGGCAGAAGTGGCAGGAAAAGGTGGTTCAATAACTTGCACGAATTTAACAGCAGGTGTCAAGGCTTGGACACTAAATTTAGTAGGTGACGCTTTGGAAGTAACAGATTACAGCGATGCAGGAGTCAGAACTTATATAGTAGGATGTACAAGTTGGACCGGAAGTTGCGAGGTAAACTGGGATTCGACTAATAAAAGTTTAGTTCATGGAGCAACTATTACAGGTTTAATATTTACAGTCGTTACAGGTACAACCTATTACACTGGGGCGACTGCAATTGTTACAGGGATTGGCGTGAGTTCCGCAGTTGGAGATGTAGTAACTATGTCAGTTAGTTTTCAGGGAAGTGGTACTTGTCTATTAACTGCTCCGTAAAAGTAAATTAAAGTAATGAAAAGAGGTGATAAATAATGGCTGAAATAGCTGGAAAAATAGGAGCAGTATATGCTCAAAGTGGAGATGCAACCACTATGACTACTAAACCTATAGGTACAGGTGATGCGGCGACTGTTCTATTCTATCTTCAAGAACCAGTAATCGATTGTGAAGCAGTATCTCCAACAGCTTCTGGAAGCATTCTTGCAGGAGATTGGACGAGTTCAGGAGCTACAGCTCAAACTTTAACGGCAGATGCTACTGATGAAAAAGAAGGCACATATTGCATTAAGAATGATGTTACAACTGTAGCTGGTGCACAGACTTGTCTATGTCTATTTACAATGGATGATGTGCAAGATTGGCATGATAAAGCAAGAGTTAATTTCTGGGTGAGATGTGATAGGATACAGAGTGCATTTACCAGTGCAAGATTTGAGGTAGTTGACAGTTCAAACAATAGAAGTTATTGGAATTTAACATTTGCAGCGGGAACGTGGACGAGAGTAAATTGTCTGCTTGGTACTCCTGATGGCAATAGTGGAACGGCAGCCGTTTTGACTCTCGTTAAGAAAGTACAGCTCAGTTTTGTGGCAGCGGACACAACCGTATTCTATCAGGAAATCGACTGGATAGGGATAACCCCGGAAGGCATTGCAAGAAGTGCAACGATTTTAGTGGATGGTGTAGCTCAGGCAATAAATGCATACACATTAACTACATCAGGTACTCTTACATTCACTACTGCACCTGCAGCGGTGGCAATTACAGCAACCTATAATTATTACGCAGTAGTACAGACAACGGGATTTTTCGGTTATAGTTTAAACTTAGTAGGTGATCCAATTGAAACTACAGATTATTCAGATGTAGGGATTAGGACATATATCTCAGGATGTACTTCTTGGGCAGGTAGTGCAGAGAGGCATTGGCTAACTACTGAGACAATGGATGGATGGCTTGCAACGGAAAGGATAGTCAAATTCTTCACAGATGCAAGTTCAGACCCGCAACTGCGTTATGAGGGTTGGGCAATAATTTCGGGCGAGTCAGTAACTTCGGCAGTCGACACTTTAGTTAATGAAAGTCTAAGTTTTCAAGGTTGTGGAATTATAACCTATGTTGAAGAATAGAAAGTTAAAAAATAAATAAGGAGTAATATCATGAGTGATAAATTAGAAAACATCATTGGCAGCGGTATTCCTATAACTATTAAAGGCAAGGAATATAAGCTGGGTATATTCGGCATGCGGGATTTGGCAGACTTCCGGCAGTATATAAAGGGGCAGCGGATCAAGATAATTCAAGATGTTGTAATTGATAAAGTTGAACGCATTGAATCTATTAATACTATTATGGATGGCAACGTAAACGAAACCAAAGAATTATCTACTATGGACGGGGTCTGCTTTATGTTATGGAGAAGTTTGCAGAAATATCAGCCAGAAATGACCCTAAAGGATGCAGATGAATTGATAGATTTGAATAATATTGCCGAAATATCTAATGTTATAATGAAAATAGGTGGGCAGGTAAAAAACCCTCCGATGAGGGCAAAGAAAAAATAAGCTGGCATAAAGCCTTTGCTCTCTTGAAAAGATATTACGGGTTCTCACTTATTGAATTGGGTGATATGTCTTTATATCAATTCAGCTCCTATTTAGATGAAATACCGGAACTTGAAAAGATGTTTTCGGGTGACCAGTCAAAGCAAAAAGACACTATAACGACAGAAGATTTAATTAATATGGCACAAAAGAAGGGGATAAAGACCCCAAAGAATTATTAAAGGTGGTGAAGAGCTATTGCAAGTAGGTGAAGCCTATGTAGAGATTTCAACAAAAGATAATCAATTAGTCAAGGGCTTGTCTGATGCACAAGGCAAAGTAGAGAAGTCTATGAATGCTATAGCCGCTAAAATGGCTAATGTTGGCAAGGTTATGACAGTCGCAGGGGCGGCTATCACTACAGGCTTTGGCTTAACTGTTAAGGCGGCAATTGATTTTAATAAAGAAGTAGCTAATATAGCAACCTTAATTCCTGGTGCTACTGGGCGGGTAGATGAATTAAAATCGGCAATTAGGGATATGGCTGTAACCGTAGGGAAAGATACAACGGATCTCGCACAAGGTGCATATCAGGTTATATCTGCTTTTGGCGATACGGCCGATACAGTTGGTATACTCGGTATTTCTGCTAAGGCGGCTACTGCTGGTGTAGCGACTACCACAGACGCAATTGACCTTTTGTCTGCCGTTACTAAAGGATATGGAGATACTTCTACAGAAGCCGTTCAAAAAGCCAGTGATTTAGCATTTCAAACGGTTACTCTTGGCCAGACTACATTCCCCGAACTTGCAGCCAGTATCGGAAGGGTCATCCCTTTAACTTCTGAATTGGGGGTAAGTCAAGAAGAATTATTTGCAGTAATGGCAACGGGAACTGGAGTTACTGGAAAGGCCGCCGAAGTATCAACGCAATTAAGAGGAATAATGCAATCTCTAATGTCCCCGACTGCGGATATGACTAAACTTCTTGGAGAGAAGGGGTATGCAAGTGGAAAGGCTATGCTTGCCGATCTAGGTTTGGCGGGGGCTCTTGATACCATTAAAAGTGCAGCCGATGCCACGAATACTCCATTGCAAAAATATATATCTTCAATCGAAGGTCAAACATTAGCACTGGCCTTAACTGGAACTCAAGCCGATAATTATATAACAAAACTTGCTGCTATGAGGGATTCAACAGGTCTTACTGATATTGCTTTTAGGGAGCAGACAGAAGGGGTTAATGCCGCTGGCTTTGCTTTTCAACAAGCAAAAATACAAATAGGGGTTTTCGCTCAAGAAATAGGTGATAATTTACTTCCGATATTAGTCCCTTTAATACAAAAATTTACTGAAATTGTAGGAAAAGTTAGGGATTGGATGAAAGAAAATCCTAAGTTAACCGAAACGATTGTATTAATTACTGCAGGAATAGGAGTTTTAATGCTTGGGTTGGGTCCGCTATTAATGATGTTACCGGGATTAGTTACAGCATTTGCAGCAGTAAAAATAGCCATTATCTCTTTGGGGATAGTTGGTAGTGGACCAATCGGATGGTTAATTCTTGCAATCGGTGCAGTTTATTTAGCTTTCAGAAATTGGGATAAGATAGTAGAAATAGTTGGCACTGTGAAAAATGTAGTAATCAAAAAAATAGAAGAATGGTCGGTGAGTTTAAATAAATGGTGGGATAATATTGTAGAAAATACTGACAATAAATGGATTTTAGTTGCTGATAAAATAATAAAGGGAATTGGTAATGCTTATAAATGGCTTACTGCGAATATACCAAATAAATGGATACCACAGATATCTGGTTGGTGGAACAGTATAAAATTAGACACTGATTCAATTTGGAATCGAATTGCAAAAACAATAATAGATTCGGCAAAGGCATGGTTTAATTTTTTTGCCGATACTTTACCAAGCTGGATTTTAGATATTATTCGCTGGTGGGAAAAAATTAGAGATAATACCGAAAGCATTTGGGGGGCAATTTACGTTGCAGTAGTATTAGTAGTTGATAATCTATTACAAAAGATTGGCCTTCGGTGGAGAGATGTCCATGATGATACCAAAAGCACTTGGGAGAATATTAAAACTGCCATCACAAATATAACTAAAGGCATTTGGGATAAAGTAAAATCTAATTTAGAGCCAGTTGTAAAACTTATTAACAATCTTTGGGAAAACATAAAGACTGGAACTTCGACAACTTGGGGAACTGTTGGAACGGCGATAAATTATGAGATTGATAAAATAATATCAGCTATGAATAAAATAAAAAAAGCTATAAGTACTCTCTGGGATGGTCTTATCAGCAAGACATCTTCAGTTTGGGGGGATACTAAATCAGCAATAGAATCTAAAGTTGACAGCATAAAATGGATTATAGACAGCATTTGGAGTGGATTCGTTAATAATACTTATTCAGTCTGGAATAGTGTTAAAAGTGTGATAAGCTCTGCGGTTGATAGGATAAATTCTACAATAGATGGGATAAAATGGGCTATAGATAGAATTTGGGACGGTCTTGTTTATTATACTTCTTATGTTTGGGAAGGTGTTAAATCAACAATAAAATATGCAATCGATGAGATAAAATGGGTTATCGATGGAATAAAATCTATTGCAAATAATATTTGGGGATATATTATTAGTTATACTTCTGATATTTGGGGAAGCGTTAAATCAACAATAAGTTATGCAGTTAATGAGATAAAATGGGCTATAGATGGGATAAAAACAGTTACGGGAAGAGTTTGGGATAATATTATTAGTTATACTTCTGATATTTGGAGCTTTGTTAAAGCACAAGTAAGTTATTGGGCTGATATAATAATATCAACTATAGATAAAATAAGAACAGCCATAAGTTGGGTCTGGAGTGGTTTTATTAGTGAGGCTTCCAGAGTTTGGAATGAGGTTAAAGATGTAGTAATTTCTGCAATTAGGAAAATAATAGAAGCCATAAATACAATGAACTCAGCCATTAGTGGTGCTCCTACAATTAGCCTTCCTTCTTACCAACACGGCACTCCTTATGTACCACAAACAGGTTTGGCTTTACTACATAAAGGTGAAGCAGTTATCCCAGCAGGTCAAAATACCTATAATCAGCAAAAAAGTTATTCAAGTATTAATATGGAAGCAGGCTCAATTCAAATAATTACCCCAAAATTTGGTGAAAGCGACGCACAAAATATTTTTCAGTTAATTGAAAGACAAGCCAAAATGCGAGGCTTGAAATTTGCAATTTAGGAGGGCTATTAAGTGGATATATCGTTAGGCACATTAGGAAGTGAATCAACTTTTACAAATACAGCAGTTCGGGTTATAAGAGGCAAAACTGCATATCCGCATAAAACAATAGACGGCTCTGTGAAGGTGCAGGAAGCCACTGAAATTCCTAAAATCTTTATGGTAACTTTAATTTATCCGACGTCTGCGGAAATTACTTCTATTGAATCTGAGTATGATAAAACGATAGAATTGAATCTTATTCACAAAACCGTATCTTATACGGTTAA